TAGTTAATAAATCTGGTAACAAGTTTGCAATCATAGGTACAAACAGAATTTTATACGCTTATACTGGTGGTGTATTCTATGACATTCATCCAATTAAATCTACAGTCACATTAACCAATGCATTTAGTACAACGAATGGTTCAGCAACGGTCACAATAACATTCAGCACGGACCATGGAGTACAAGAAAACGATATTATTCTTTTAGATAATTTTACAGCTATAACTAATTCAAATTATTCTGCATCAGATTTTGATGATAAAAAATTTATGGTAGCAAGTGTACCTACATCTACTACTTTAACTATTACAATGCCATCAGCTGAGACTGGATCAGGAGCAACTTTATCAGGTGGTATTAGAGTAAGACATTATTATCCAGTAGGACCTGCAGAACAATTACCTGGTTTTGGTTGGGGACTAGGTTCATGGGGTGGAACAGTAACAGGTGAAGCAACTACAACTTTAAATGGTGGTATTAATGCTATCACAACAACTATTGTACTAACAGATGCATCTTTGTTTCCAAGCTCAGGTACTAACTTTGTACAGATAGGATCAGAAGAAATTTCATACACAGGTATAAGTGGTAACACTTTAACAGGAGTTACAAGAGGAGTTAGAAACACAACTGCTGCAACACATTCTAATAGTGTAACAGTAACTAATAGTTCTGATTATGTAGCATGGGGTGAAGCTGCATCTGGTGACTTAGTTATAGATCCAGGTCTATGGTCTATTGATAACTTTGGTGACAAAGTAATAGCACTGATTCATAATGCACAAGTATTCGAATGGGATTCAAATGCAATAGGAGCGGTTAATAATAGAGCAACTATTATTTCAGGTGCACCAACAGCTTCACGTGATATGTTAGTATCAACACCTGATAGACACTTAGTATTCTTTGGAACTGAAACAACTATTGGAACACCTTCTACACAAGATGAAATGTTTATTAGATTTTCAAATCAAGAAGATATTAATACTTATCAACCAACAGCAGTTAACACTGCAGGTACACAAAGACTTGCAGATGGATCTAAAATTGTAGGTGCGGTTAGAGGTAGAGATGCGATCTATGTTTGGACAGATACATCTTTGTTTACAATGAGGTTTATTGGTCAACCGTTTACTTTTGGTTTCCAACAAGTAGGAACTAACTGCGGATTGATTGGACAGAACGCTGCATTAGAAGTTGATGGTGCTGCATACTGGTTTTCAGAAAACGGTTTCTTTAAATATTCCGGTAATCTTGAAACTATGGTTTGTTTGGTAGAAGATTTTGTTTTTGACGATTTAAATACAACAGCTAACCAATTAATAAACGTTGGACTAAATAATTTATTTGGTGAGATAACGTGGTTTTATTGCACATCAGGATCAACAATAATTAATAGATGTGTAACCTATAACTATATGGACTCATCACCACAAAGACCTGTTTGGACAACAGGGAGTTTAGCAAGAGGAACATGGCAAGATTCATCTGTATTTGGTTTACCTCATGCAACATTTTTTAGTACAACCGATGATGCATCATTTGATGTAGTTGGTAATACTGAGGGAAGCACAATATATTTTGAACACGAAAAAGGAACTGATGAAGCATTAGCAACTGGAACAAATACAGTAACCTCTAATATTGAATCAGGAGACTTTGATATTACACAAGCGAGATCATCTACAGGACAACAAACAGGTGTTGCAACATTTAAAGGAGACGGTGAATTTATTATGAAGATAAGAAGGTTTATACCTGACTTTTTATCGCAAACAGGTAATACACAAGTTACATTACAATTAAGAAATTATCCAAACAGCTCTCAAGCAAGCTCACCTCTTGGACCATTTACAATTACATCATCTACTGATAAAGTAGATACACGTGCAAGAGCTAGAGCTATATCTTTAAAAATTGCTAATACCGGTTCTTCTCAAAGTTGGAAACTTGGTACTTTTAGATTAGACACACAACCAGATGGAAGAAGATAATGGCTAAAGTAACAGTAGTATTTACAAGACCTAGTAAAGAGTATAGACAACAAGATGCTGACTCTTTAGTTAGAGATTTAGACGGATTGATTGAAAAATTAAACTCTACATTTCAACAAGAACTAAGAGATGAGTCTCAAAGATTTACTTGGTTCATGAGCAGTAAAAGTGAAACATAATGGCTAACAGATATAAAAATTCACAATTTGATTTAACTACAACTGATGCTACAGATATTTATACTGTACCCTCTGAGTCTAGAGCAATTATACAAAACATACATGTTGCTAATGTTGGAGCAGGAAATGTTGAAATTAAAGCATTTATATTTGATACGTCTGCAGGTAGAGCTTATCAGTTTGCAGAGCACACTGTAAACTCAGGTAATTCTAAATCTGTATCAGATGGTACAATTATATTAGAAGAGAGCGACAAGTTACAATTACAAGCAGCTTCTGCTGATATATTTGAAGGCACAGTATCAATATTAGAATTTGACAGAACATAGGAGGAAAATGCAAGTCATAAAACCAGAGAAAATAATAGAAACAATAACTAACCTTAAAACAGGCGAGAAATATAACAACGATAATGAATGGAAATCTAAGGGTATACCTGAGACAGATATTCGAAGAGATGTAAAAGTTATTATGCCAAGCCTTGATATTTTTGGTAAAACAAAATAGAATAGACCAATGGCCATAACTAGATCACAACAAGCAAAACAAATGTTACAAGACGGCGGACGTATAGGTTTATTTTTAGGTGGTAATCTTGAAGGAGGTTATTCTGAGTCAAGAAAAGACTCTGGAGGAAAACAAACCACTGTTAGTTTTGGAGGTGGTGATGGTGATGGTGGTGGTAGTGCTGCAACAAATGTAAAAGTTCCACCAAAAAAACCTAAAAAAACAAAAGACAATACATTAATAAATAAATTTGTTCCTCCATCAGTAGCAATACTTAGTGGTCTTGGTGAAGGAATTGCAAATTCTAGATTAGGTAGATTTTTAAATACAAAAGCAAGAAAAGATGATTATTTAAAAAATTTACAAATAACAAATCCAGAATTATATCAAGAAACTATAGATGATTTAGAAAAATTAGGATATTATAATTCAGATCCTGTTGAGTATTTTGGACCTAAAGGAAAACAAGAGGGGCCAATGGCTCCAGCAAGAGATATAGAAAAGTTTCCTGATTTATTTGAAGATCAAGCTAAATCAATTTTAAATACTGTAAGAAATAATCCCGACGGAAGTATTGGCACTTTGTATGATGATTATTTAGATTCACGTAAAATACCAGATAATAGTGGTGATGGACCACAACAAGATCCTTGTAAAGGACCCAATCCACCTGCATATTGTTTTGTTGGTATAAGATCAGCAGAAGTTGCAGCAAAACCAGTTGAAGAAAAAAGTCCTTTTGAAATATTAAATTTAAGAACACGATTTGCAGATGGTGGAATGCCAGAAAACCCTGCTGTTGAAGGTGGAATCATGGACATTGAATCAGGAAGACAAATGTATTTCTTAGGTAAACTAGTTAAGAAAGCAACTAGAGCTGTTAAGAAAATTGTAAAAAGTCCTATTGGTAAAGCTGCTTTATTTGCGGCACCTTTTATGTTTCCTGGAGCAAGAGAAGGTATTGCAAAATTTTTATTTAAAAGTCCTATGGCAAAAGGTTCTGGGTTTGGTGGTTTTATGGAAATGTTAAAAGGAGGTATGACAGGTGGTGGAAAATTTGCACTTGGAACAGGTTTAACATTATCACCTTTTTTATTTGGAAATGAAGAAGAAGAACAATCAAAATTAACTAACTATGGTGCAGACATAGATGATCCTAAAACTATTATGGCTAATTACCCAAAATATCTTAACTTAAGAAATAGATTTGCTGAAGGAGGAGAAGCAGAACCTGTAGCTAAAAAGACTATGCCATTAATAGATATGGATGGTAAAGAAATGGATTTAAGAGCTGATGGTGGGTTCGTGCCAATTGGTCGAATGGAAAGAGCTGATGATGTACCGGCAAGATTATCAAAAAATGAATTTGTGTTTACTGCAGATGCTGTAAGAAATGCGGGTGAAGGAGATATAGACAAAGGCGCAGAAGTCATGTATAACATGATGAAAAACCTCGAATCCGGAGGTGAAGTATCAGAAGAATCGCAAGGATTAGATGGCGCTAGAGACATGTTTCAAACATCACAGAGATTAGAGGAAGTATTATAATATGGCTGTAACAGAACAAGTTAACCGACCCGCACCATTCGTAGAAAAATTAGGAACCAACCTAGCAGAAAATGTATTAGCACAACAAGGTGTACCTATTGTAACAGGTGGTATTGGTAGTATATCACAATTACCAGGAGAAGATGCAAGTGTATTTGCAGCAAGACAACAAGCAGCAAAAGATTTTGATGTTAGAAAACAAAGTTTAGCGGGCCTTGCACCACAAGTAGCGGGTCAAGATGCATTACAACAACAAGCACAAACATTAGCACAACAAGGCATAGCTTCTTTCGAACCATTTTTAAATAGAGCACAAACACAAGCACAACTTGCTGCTGGTTTAGGGACCACGGCCCTTGGACAATTAGGAGCTGCGGGAACTGAATTAACCGGAGCAGGGACTACATTAGGAGCTGCGGGAACTGAATTAACCGGAGCAGGATCTGCGTTGGGAACTGCGGGAACAACATTTGGTGGAGTACCATTAGGCGCACCAAGTTCTTCAGACATACAACAATTTATGTCTCCGTATCAATCACAAGTTATTGATGCAACTCTTTCAGAGTTTGATAGAAACAAACAAATACAAGAACAACAAATTAAAGATCAACAAGCAGCATTAGGTGTACTTGGAGCAGGCAGAGCAGGTGTACAACTTGCAGAGTTTGGAACAGGTTCATCTAGAGAACGTGCATTACTACAAGCAGGATTATTACAACAAGGTTTTGGTCAAGCACAAGCTGCAAGACAACAAGATATACAAAATAGATTTGGTTTAGGCCAAGCACAAGCAGGACTTGCGGGACAACAAGCAGGACTTGCTGCACAAAGAGCAGGACTTGCAGGACAACAAGCAGGGTTTGCTGGACAAAGAGGTGCTTTAGCTGGAGCAACTCAAGGTTTAGGTGCATTCCAATCAGGACTAGCTGGTCAACAAGCACAGTTTGGAGCACAACAACAAGCATTACAAGGACAAGATATTTCACGTTTAGGTTCATTGGGCGCAATCAACCAAGCGCAAGCACAAGCTAATCTTGATGCACAAAGAGAAGCTGTAAGACAAGCAGCGTTCCAACCACAAGAACAGTTAGATAGATATGCTAGTCAAGTAACAGGGATCATGGGTGGTTATCCTGGTCAAACAGCAACGACTAATGTGCCTAATCCAACACCGTTACAGTCAGCTCTTGGTATTGGAACAACTCTTGCAGGATTATATTTAGGAAGAAAATAATGAATAGAACTTTAAGAAGACCGATGTTTAGAATAGGTGGTTCAGCAGGAACAGGTATTACATCTGGACTTGATAGAACTGGATATAGAGATGGAACTGATCCACAAGATCGTACTTTCAAACCTAATATAGAACAAGCTCTTCAAACTGCTGAACTTTCAAAAGATTCTCGAGTTAGAGATCTTTTATTTCCTACATCAGGTGGATTAAGACCTGGAAGTTTACCAGGTTTTTTAACAAGTTTTGGTTTAAATTTAGCTTCAGCTACACCAACAGGAAATATATTTCAGACAGCAGCAAGCGCGGCTCAACAACCTTTTAAAACATTTCAAGCAGCAAAATTAGCAAGAACTGATGATCAATCAAAATTTTCAAGAGATTTATTTTCAGGTGATATAGCATCACAATATTCTTTAGAAGAACAAAAAATTAAAAACAAAGGTGATGGAAAAGATGGTAGAATGTCTGCGGAAGTTGAAAGAGATATTATTACAAACGCTCAAAACAATATTTTTGACCAACTAGATATTATAAATAATTCTGAATCAACACCAGATCAAATTGATGCAGCACAAAGACAGATAAAAATTAATACAAATGTTTTAACTAAAGAATTAGGTGTATCACCTGAATATTTAGCAATAATTAGTGACCCTGATTTATTTGGTGATGCAATGGCTGATTATGTACAAACAGAAAATAAAAGAAGAATTGATGAGTATGTAGCAGACAATCCTGATGCTACTCCTAAACAAATACAAGACAACGTACCACAAATGCAAGAAGGTACAGCTCAAGCAAGAGACTTTACCTTTGAACAGCTAAAGAAAAAATATGGTTATAGTGCTTATAAAGCAGATGGTGGTAGAATAGGTTTGGCTTTTGGTGGAGATCCAATGATGCCAGAAGTTGCTGAAGCTCCTCAAGAACAAGTTCAAGATTTATCTTACACGGAACTTAGATCAAGATTACCACAAGAAATATCAAACGATATTGTACAACTATTAGCTAATAGTAAACAAGCATTGATGGACTTTGCAAATATTCAAACGGGTGAAGACATCGCATCATTTAATCAACAGTACGACGTAAATCTGACATTACCACAGGGAGCTTAACATGGAGCCCTTTAAGCCTAAAGATAATAGATTAGTTATCGACAAGGATACGCTAACAGATACATTAAAATCTACACTTACAAAGAAAGATAGACCTGTAAAATTTACATGGAAAGGTGCAGCTAATTTTGCAACTAGTGTTTTTAATACTAATCCTTTTGATCCTCGTAAGTTAGAAAGAATTAAAGAACTTACAACAACTAAAAACGTAAAAGAAAAAGATTACATAGATTTTTTTGAAGACATGGAGAAAGCTGTTTTGGGTGGTGTACAAAACATAGGTTATTCAATTGGCGACTTGTTAACAACGGGTATTGATATGGCTGCTGATACTAAACTTACAGAAGCATTAGACAAAGCTTATC